TGCCGAAGCTGCAAGACATGCCTATCGCGCATGACGCAATCATAACCGTCGAGCAGGAGCCTGAAGTATTAGAGTATTGCCATAATGACTTAGACACGACGCACGAACTGTTAAACCAGCTTGAGAGCGAAGTTATGCTGCGTGTTCAGATGTCCCGTCAATATGGCGTAGACATGCGTAGCAAGTCTGACTCTCAGATGGCTGAACAGGCGTATATCAAGTCTATGCGGCTCAAGCGTAAAGACAATGAAGTACCGAAGACCGTGAAGTACACGCCGCCGGAGTTTTTGAAGTTTCAAAACGCAGAGCTGCAAGGGTTGCTGGAGAGGGTGTCTATGCACGTGTTTGACATGAATCAGAACACCGGCCATGTCATACTGCCAGAGTTCCTGGGTGGGGTTACGATTCAGTTTGGTTACGGTGTCTATCAGCTCGGAGTGGGCGGCATACACAGCGTACATGACAAGCAGGTTTGTCACGTGGCCGGTGACGACGTTATTTGCGACATTGACGCGGCCTCGTTTTACCCGAGTATTATTTTGGAATGCGGTTTTGTACCGGCTGCGCTGGGCAGGCAGTTCGTAGATGAGTATCAAAAGATTTATGAGCGTCGTCTTGAAGCAAAGCGTAACGGTGACAAGGTTACTAACGAGACGCTGAAGATTAGTTTGAACGGCACTTTCGGTAAGTTAGCTAGCAAGTATTCTGTTTTATACTCTCCGGACTTGATGCTAGCTGTTACGTTGACTGGGCAGTTCACGCTGTTGATGCTGATCGAGTGGTTAGAGTTAGCAGGGGCAGAGACTTTGTCTGCTAATACCGACGGCATAGCGATTCGCTACCCGAAGGCGCTGCAAGAGGAGGTAGATAGGGTTGTGGCTAGGTTTAGTGAAATATCCCGTTTCGCGTTCGAATTTACACCGTACCGTGCGTTAGCGATGAAGGACGTAAACAATTACATAGCAGTTAAGCCAGATCGTAGTGTTAAAGTAAAGGGTATATACGCACCGTTATCGTTAAAGAAGAACCCGACAGCTCAGGTAGCAGCGGAAGCAGTTTGTAATTGGTTAGCGAAAGGTATACCGTTTAATGAGACGATACGTAACGCGCCGTTCCAAGACTTCATATCTGCGCGTAACGTAACCGGCGGTGGTCAGCAAGAAGGTATATACCTAGGTAAAGTGGTTCGGTGGTATCAAAGCCATAACACCGGTTTAGATATACGCTACGTGTCAAATAACAACAAGGTTCCAAAGACTGACGGTGCCCGAGCCTGCATGGTTTTGAAAGACAAAGTGGTTCACCCGCAAGATCTTGATTATTTGTGGTATGAGAAGGAAGCAATAAAGATTGCAATATGCGTAGGGTGTGAATCGTTTTTAACAGCAGAAGAAATAGCGTTGGTGACTCCGCCACCTAAAGAACCAAAGAAGAGGGGTAAAAATGGAACACGGTAATTTGAGAACAGTATACGTAGTTCAGGTCGACAATAATAAAGACATGTCTGACGCAAAGCAGTATGGTAAATTGCAGGCCGTTTTCGGTAATCCTCGCAAACCATACGACACCGCAAACATGGTCTCTAAAGCACGTAAAGTACTTGAGAATTGGAACTCAGGAGACTACCTGTTGATGATTGGCGACCCTACCCTCTGCGCAGTCAGTATGGCGCTCGTAGCAGAACAGAATGACGTGGTTAACATATTGAGCTGGGACAGGAACACTTTCCAGTATATGCCACAGCGTTGGGACTTTAACCTGATGCATGACGATTTCGTAACGGCAGATGACTAACTGCCACCAACCAAGAAAGGAAAACAAATGTCAGATTGGAAATCAACTTTAAGGGTGGGTAAGCAGGAAGTACCACCGCGTATTTGTATTTACGGAGGGCACGGTATCGGCAAGTCTACGTTGGCTAGCCAGTTCCCCAGCCCGATCTTTATCAGCACTGAGGATGGTCTCGACTCATTAGACGTGACTAGCTTCCCGCGTGCAGCAAAGATCACCGACGTAGTCGAGAGCATTAAAACTCTCATTAAGGAAGATCATAAATTCAAGACGGTCGTAATTGACTCTGTTGACTGGTTGATTGAGCCGTTGATTGTCAGCAATGTGGAGTCTACGCATGAAGCAAAAGACCTCGCCTACGGCAAAGGTCAGATGATGGTAGCTGAAGAGTTCCGTGAGATTCTGCAGGGTCTTGATGCGTTGCGCCTCAAGCGTAACATGAACGTGGTTTTAATTGCTCACGCAGCGGTGGTGAAGTTTGAAGACCCGCGCACTGAGCCGTATGATCGCTATCAACCGAAGTTGCCGAACCGCTGCAATGCGTTGCTCCAGGAATGGGCAGACGTACTCGCGTTCGCTGCTTTTAAGGTAATTATCAAGAAGTCTGATGCAGGGTTTAATAACACAAAAAACCGTGGTGTCAGCACTGGTGAGCGGTTACTACATTTTGTAGAAAACCCAGCATACGCTGCAAAGAATCGTTACGCTTGCCCAGACGAGATCGAAATGACAATCGAAAACTTGTCAAAACTCATCCCACTTGCAAATTAAGGAAAACATCATGGCTAAATTTGGTTTCGACATTACAGAAGTTGACGCATCACAACAAACCGGCGGTGGTGGCTCTTACGACCCTATCCCTGAAGGCGATTATGTTCTCAAGGCAGTTGAAGCTGTTGAGAAAGACACTAAGGCCGGGACAGGTTCTTACATTAACGTCAAGTTTGAAGTCGTTAAAGGTGAGTACGCTGGTCGTCTGTTGTGGAACATCTTCAACATCAACAACCCTGGCGAGAAGGCACAAAACATCGGTCGTCAACAGCTGGTTGCATGGGCTACTGCCTGCGGTAAGCCAGACGCAGACGACACCGACAAGCTGCTTGAGAAGCCGTTCGCTGCTACCGTTAGCATTGACCCAGCTAAGGGTGGGTATTCAGCAAGTAACCGTATTAAAGGTTTCCTGTTGGATTCAGAAGACAAGCCTAAGGTCGTAGCGAAGTCAGCTCCAAAAGCCGCAGCGCCAGCGAGCAAATCCGCTAACCCTTGGGATTGATTTATGGGGTGGTTAAGCCAGCAACTGAGGATGTCAATGTGGGGAATTTTCTGGCTTTCTGCCCCACCTCGTCAACGACCAAATCAGCACCCCGCCTATAACTGGAGAACTAAATGGTAGCATTACCTGCCCGACCTGAGCAAGAGATCATCAATCGAGTGTATAAAGCGATTGAAAATAAAGATCGTAAGCCAGCGTTATACCTAGGTCGTCTGGGGTCGTCATTTATCGGTGAAGAATGCATTCGTAAAATTTGGCTAGACTGGCGTGGTTACGCTCGAGAAGAGTTTAGCGGCAGAATGCTGCGACTGTTTAACACCGGCCACATTCAGGAAGCCCGAGTGGTTGATGACCTACGAGCAGCCGGTTTCGAAGTCTGGGACAAAGACGATAACGGGAACCAGTTTGAGTTTAATGATGAATCCGGCCATTTTATAACTAAAACTGACGGGGTTATTAAAGACATTCCCGGCAGTGAGAAAACAGCGCATCTTTTAGAGATTAAAACACACAACAAAAACAGCTTCAGCGGCATAGTCAAGAAAGGTCTCCAAGAGTCAAAACCTACGCATTATGCGCAGATGCAAATCAGCATGGCTTTTTCAGGTCTAACTCGCGGCTTGTACGTGTCTGTTTGCAAAGATGATGAACAGTATTACGTAGAGCGGATCAAAGAAGACAAAGTTGAGCAGGGTAAGCTGAAAAAGAAAATAATCAGTCTGGTTGATGCGCGTATGCGCCCTGCTGGAATCAGTGACGACGCTTCTTCCTTTGGCTGCAAATTTTGCGACATGAAAGCTGTCTGTACTCGGGAAGTTAAACCGTTGAAGAATTGCCGTACTTGTTTTCTTTGCATACCCGGTGCTTCTGGCTCTTGGGCTTGCGAGCTGACTGACAAGTCTTTAACCCTGGATGAACAAAGAGCCGCATGTGACAGTTACGAGGAGATGTGATGATCACTATCGGTATTGACCCAGGACTCACAGGCGCTATTGGCGTGCTCTCTGATGGGGTTTTCGTGGCCGTAGAGGACATGCCGACGCTTGTCAAGGGTTTGGGTAGCGTTAAGCGGGAAGTTGACGTAGCTGGCTTAATTACTATGCTTAGAGGGCACAGCTCTATTGATGTTTCAACCAGCGCAGTTCTTGAGAGAGTTAACGCTATGCCTGGGCAGGGGGTTTCGTCTGTTTTTAGCCTTGGTGACAGCTTCGGTTGTGCTAGGTCGGCCATCGTAGCCTGCCGGTTACCGATGACTTACGTGTCTCCGGTAACTTGGAAAAAGTATTTCAAATTAGAGCGAGATAAAGAATTGTCCCGCGCTATGGCCGTTCGGTTGTTCCCTGAAGCACCGCTCAATCTTAAGAAGTATTCAGATCGGGCAGAAGCGTTACTTATGGCTAGATGGTTATGGGAAACGCAGTTCAAGTGATTGTGTAAAACAATCACTAATCTAAAGTCAATTGTAAAAACCAATCACGGAGGTTGATATGAGTATGAAATTTAAAGTAGTAGGGCAAGAACGGTTAATCGTGCCAGACGTGCGTGAGAACATGCACATCAACCCGTTAGATAATTTTAAGTGGGTGTCCGGAGCAAATGTGCAGGCTGTGTGGCGTCGGCACGGCTGGGTTCCTCCAAGTGAGAAAAGGAATGATTATCTGTTTAAACAAAACAGAGACAAGAAGTAATCCGTGCCGTGGTGGTATATTAGGCATTTGCTCGGTCCTGGTTTACACTGGGGTAAAAGTAAAGAAGAGTTACAACAGTTGATAGACCAGGCCGAGGAGG